CTCCGGAGGGAGCCGGCTCCAGGCGTCGTGGAGGTATTCCTTCACCCGGCCACGATCGAGCGACGGGACGTGGTGGACGTCCCGCATGATCCACTGGCCGCGATCGCCGAGAGTCATGTCGGGGAAGCGGACCGGAAGCGGCGGCGGGACGAAGACGTCCGCCATGACTAGGCGACCGTGACGGACAAGGCTCCGATCGCGAAGACGACCAGGTCGTTAGCGCCGATCGCGAGCGATCCCGATAGCGCGCCGTGGACCAGGAGGTTCCCGCCGGAGCTCGCGTCCAGGATCGCGAAGTGAGTGAGCGTCCCCCATGATCCAGTCGCGAGGGGAAAGATGATCGCCGCGGTGTTCGTCGCGACGCCGGCCGTGACGGTGAAGTTCCCGACGACGGAGACGCGTGTGTACCCACTACCCGCGGGCTCGGCCAGGCCGGCCCCGGTGTCGAGCGGATCCGCGGTCGAGAGTGCAAGCTGGACGACCGTCGGGCTCGTGAAGCCGATGTTGTTGAGGACGTGGTCCGCGAGGGCGTCTTCGAGGTAGTCGGAGGCGGCTGACATGGTTAGACCCTGCTGATCCGGAATTGATCGAGGATGGCTCCCGCGCCGGACTTTCGGACGATGTCCGAGCGCGTCACCGACATCCCCGAGGATACCGGATCGACGTCTCCCCGGTTCTCGTAGAGGTGAGCCACGATCCGGAGGACCGCGGACTTCGCGACCTCGACCAGGTAGGCCGGGGTGGTCGTGGTGAAGACGATCGTGATCCCTTGCTCGCGGATGTCGCCGTCGGTGGGCCAGACCTGGTCCTCCTGGAGGAGGATCTCGGAAGACTGGACGTCCCGGCGGAGGTAGTAGACCGACGAGCTCACGACCACCGGGGACGAGCTCACGGTGTAGGAGACGGAGGTGATCGCGTCGACCAGGTCGCGCCGGACACAAATCCGATCCTCGAACTCGTCGAGGAGGAGGTTGTAGGTGTTCGCGCGAACGTCCCGCCGAGTGTACGCCTCGACCGCCTCGGTCGCCGTGTGGAGTAGTTGGGTGAGGATCTCGTCGTCGGCGTCACTATGGAGGCGGAGGTGGTCCTTCGCTTCCGTCACCGTCACGGGCGGCGGCCCCGGGTCCGTTCGGACGTAGACCTGGCCCACGGGCTACTGAGCTCGGCGGCGTCGGGTGCGGCGACCTTCGGGCTTCTCGGCCTGGTCGGCCTGGTCGGCCTGGTCGGCCTGGTCCTGGTCCTCGTCATGGTCCTGGTCCTCGTCCGGGTCGGCCTGGTCCTGGGGCTCCTCGTCCAGAGCGTCCACGGCCTCGGCCCAGCCCTGGCGAACGGCCTCGTCTGCCATCGCATCCACGAGCTCGTACTCGACGCCCTCGATCGCGAGGATCTGGGGGTGTCGGGGGTCCTTCGGGTGGGCCATCCGGATCGTCCGGCTCATCTTGACGGTCTTCATCGTGGGGGTCCTTTCGTGGGAGTCGTGGGTGGAGGGGAAGAAGGGCGCCGGGTGCGGCCTCGCCACTCCCACGAAGCGGCGGATCGGCCGGCTTACTCCCGGCGCCCTCGTCAGGTCAGGGGATCAGGTGGACTGATCGGCCACCGGGATGTCTCGCGGGTGCGAGAGGATCGCGACGGCGCCGATGACGCCGGCCGAGATCGTGCCGGTCTCGGTGAAGACGGCCCGCTGGTGGCGCTTCTTGCCGATCGAGCCTACGCGGTAGACCTTGTTGGCGTCGGTGATGATTACCTGCGCCGCGATCGTGTCGCTGAGGCGACCGAGGATCTCGTCGGAGGGGACCGCCGTCCAGGTTCCGACGGGGGAGCCGGAGCCGTCGTCGTCATCCTCTTCGAGGGTGACGTCGAAGCCGCCGCCGACGAAGGCCGTCCCGACGTTGATGACGTACTCCAGGCCGTTGAAGCCCAGGGTGTCGATTGCGATCCCGTTCGTGTCGGCGGCCAGAGCGGCCGGCGCCAGGGCGAGGGCCGTGTTGACCCGTGAGTGAAGATCAAATTCCATGATGAGGTCCTTCCTCTTGATGAGGTGTTGCCCTGGTGAAGGGCGTGAAGACGCCCGGCCGGTACTTCCGGCCGGGCTATCAGGTCAGGTCAGGGGCTCGATCAGGTCGAGCACTTCAGGAGAACGATCGGCTCCTGGAGCGTCACCTGGCCGGTGTTCCAGCGGTTCATCGTGAACTCCACGATGCCCGACTTCTTGAGGGTGAACTCGTCGCGCACCACCGTCAGGCCGATCCGGTCGACGATCGTGTAGGCCCGGCGGAAGTCGCCGAAGGCCACCGGGAACGCGTTGGCCGCGATGTCCGGCATGGAGTTCGCCAGGATGTAGGGGAAGCCTCCGATCGTCGGAGCGACCCCGCCGTTCATGTTCGGCTCCCACAGGAACGACCCCGCCTCGTCCGCCGCGGACACCGCGTCGGCCCGGAAGGTCCGGATCCGCGCCAGGGTGCGACGGTTGAAGACATAGACCGGATCGTATCCGGCCTTCAGGTCGCCCGTCAGGAGGATCATCGAGTTCGCGCTGATGTCAGCCGCGATCCCCGAGGTCCGGAAGCCGCCACCGTTGCCGCCCGCCGTGATGTCGTTCGTCGTGATGGTCGGGTGATTCGCGAAGCCCTGGGGCTGCTTGAGTCCCGTCCCGAGGACGTAGCCGTTACCCTCACCGAAGGCGAAGCCCTCGGCCGAGTCCATCGCGATCTCGGACTCCATGTCGAAGGCCGAGTCCTGGAGCATGTCCAGGGTGATCGGGCTCGTGTGGGTCTGGCGGAAGGGCGTCACCGTGGACGCCTCGTAGGTCGCCACCGAATCGGCGCCGGCCTCCGTCTCGCCCTCGTAGGTCGCGGCCGGGATCGAGCTCCGGATCGGGAGCTCGATCGACTTCCCGCCGATCGTCCTCACGCGTGCGATCGAGCGGATCGGGTCGATCTCGGTGATCTTCTTCGTGATGACGTTGTCGAGCTCCGTCGGGACCAGGACGCCGCCTTCGGTGGCCGAGTCCGTCCGGAGGAGTTGCTTCTGTTCTGCGCTCAGTCGGCTCTCGCCGCGGATCGCGAACTCCTGGAGGGCCTTGTACTCGTCCGACGCCTTGTAGTCGGGATCGGACGCGGGGCCGTTGCTTCGCGCCAGGACGATCTCCAGGGCTTCCATGCGGGCCTTGATCTCGGTCGCGGAAGCCTGGGAGCTTTCGAGCTTCTCGATGAGCTCCTTCTTCTCGACTTCGTGCGTCTTCGCGAGCTCGCGGGCCTGGGTGAGGGGCTGGAAGATCTTTTCCTCGGCGGAGTCGAGGAACGTGTTGATCCGCTCGACCTTCTCGTGGTCGACGCGCGCGCCCTTGAGCTCCTCGCGGAGCTCCTTTACTGCGCCGTGGACCTGTTCGATGTTCGCTTCGCTCATTTTGGGGGGTGTTCCTTTTGAAGGGGTTGATGTGGGGGTTGGTTGTTTTCGGGACCTTCGAGGACCGACCTCCCGCCGGCCGCGGCTTAGAGTGCCGCCTTCGCTTCTTGCAGTTCCCGCAAGATTGAGCTCAGTACTTCGGGATCGTAGCGCACCACCTTCGACTCCTCGGTCGGAGCGGGCTCGACGGCCACGATCCGGCCGGCCAGGTAGCGCGCCGCCGAGCGACTGAAGGCGCCGGTCTCCTGGAGTTTTGCTTCCAGGTCGCGGACCGTCATCTCCTTCGCGATCGCGATGTCGATGAAGCCGGCCTGGGCCGCGAGCGCCTCCTGGATCGCCTTCACCTCGACGATGTTCGCGCCCTGGTTCCCGGGCTCGTCGACCAGGGAGCTCTCGAAGAGCGTCGCCCGGAAGATCCGCCGGACGTCCTTCTCCAGCTTGTCGTCGAGGGCGACGTAGCCCACTGAGAAGTCGGAGATGACGCCCTGGCGCGCGAGCGCGAACGCTTCGCGACCCTGCTGGACCTCCAGATTGATCTCGCCGATCCCGAACAGACCGCGCTCGTCCTCGCGGACGGACTCGATCGGGAAGCCGCCGACCGTCCGGCCGTGGTGGTCCTTCAGGCGGACCGGGCGAGCTCCGCGAGCTCGATGCTCCGCGAGCGTCTCCAGCCAGGCGCCGGGGACGAACTGATCCGGGACGCCGAAGCGGCCACCCGTGTCCGGCTGCCAGGTCGAGAGGTATCCGGCGACGATCCCTACCGGGACGCCGTTCCGGTCCGCTTGCTTGACCTCTATCACTGAGCTCCGCGCGACCTTGACCTCGATCTGGTAGGGGTGACTCTTCGGCTCGGCCTGGGCGGCCCGATCGTCCGCGAGCTCCTCGACCACGCCGGCCTGATCGTCCACGTCGGTCTCCTCCCCCATCCCCTCGACCTCGACCTCGACGGCCGTGATCTCGATCTCGTGAGCGTGTCGCCGAAGCTTCACCGCCGGCCCGAGGCTGAGGTCGGTGTTGGCCTTGACCGTGTCGCCGACCTCGACGTCCTCCTCGATCCATACCCCGTGATAGTGACCGTCGATCGACGTGGTGGGGTACCACCCCGCCGGGATCACGCCCTCCGGTAGGAGGACCTCGTGGGGCTGGTCGTGATGCTCGTCGACGAGCGTCAACAGGATCATAGGGAGCTCCTCATCTGGGCGATCTTTCGGACGTCGTGGGAGGCGGAGCATCGACAATTCACGACGTTCCCCGCGCTCGCTCCGAGTGACGTGTCTCCAGGATACATCAGGCGCTCGCCCCCCACGGTGAAGGGATCCGACGCCGGGACCTCCTGGCCGTCGGCGACCTGGTGGATGGTGCGGACACGGCTATCCCCCATAGTGACCCACAACTTCACCGGAAGCGAAACCGGCGGAGGCGGTGAGGAGTCGGGGATCGGGCTGAGTCCGATGAGCGTCCGAGCCTCCGCCTCCTTCGAGAGTTCCGCGACGGCCTGGGTCTCGAAGGACGCGATCCCGCTCAACCGGCCGCGCATCCGGCGCTCCAGAACCGAGGCTCCGATCACCGCGGCCTCGTTACGGCCGATCGCCCGGCCCTCCGATTCCTGGACGCGGTCGACCTCGGCCCTCATGACCAGGCGCGCCAGGTCGGCGTCGGCCTGGTCGGTCTCCGCGATGGTCGCGGCCTGGGTGAGGGCGCGAGCTGCGAGGAACGCCGCGAGCGCCTCCTCCAGGGTGTCGGACTCCTCGTCGGTCATCGCCGCCTCCGGAGGGAGCTCGACCCGGAGCGTCGAGTCGAAGCGACCGCGGACCTGGTCGTAGTGGTCCGCCAGGATCGGGCCCATGAGGGTCTCGGAGAGCTCGCGGATCTGGGCGGAGCCCGAGGACGCGAACTGGCGCGCGGCCGTCCGGACGATGTTCCGCTGGGCGGTGAGGCGTTGCCGAGCCAGGGCGTCCTCGAAGGGGATCTTGGCGTCGCCGTCGCGGAGGGCCTTCTGACGATCAGTCGCCACCGGCCGGACCTACTCTCCGTCCTCGTCGTCGGGGACCTGGGTGTTGTCCGAGGTGAAAAGGTCCGACCCGACCGGGACCATCGCGGCGGGCTGGAAGACCGTGTCGCCTCCCTCGATCGGCTCGCGGCCGATCATGCTCCGGAGTTCGTTCGGCGACTCGACGCCGATCTGGCGCCGCTTGAGGAGCTCGTCATTGCGACGGCTGACCAGGGCCGAGACGTCATCCGGGTCGATGAAGAGCGTGTCCCGCCGAGGGTCCAGGCCGAAGCGGGGGAAGAGGAAGTCGGCCAGGCCGCCGAGGATCCGGCGGGAGAGGGGGATGACCGCGTCGTCGTAGAGCGCGGTCTTCGAGTCGCGGAAGTTGGAAAGGGTCTGGCGCGAGTCGGAGATGAGCGGGAGCGGGACGCGATAGACCATCGCGACCGCCTGGGAGGCGATCTTCTGGAGGCCGCCGAAGTCCATGTCCTTCGGGCTGACCCCGATGTCCTTGACCGACATGTTCGGCCCCGCCGTGACGCCGATCTCCCCGGCCTTCGTCGCTCCGCCGTACTGGCGCCGGACGCGCTCCTTCACCTTCTCGAAGTCGTCCTCGCTCATGTCCTCGTCGAAGTGGAAGACCAGGCTCACCCGGCCACCGCGTTCGAGGATCTGTACGTTGTGTTCGGTCCCGAGGATGTGGGAGCGAGCCTCGGCCGAGGCCGAGAGGAGCGGAGACTGGCCGCGGAGGAGCGAGTTGTCCTTCGTCGAGTAGTTCCGGACGACCATGAGCTCGCGGAGGCCGTTCCGGACGTCGATGAAGCGACCGTCGCCACCGTTCACATAGGCCCCGGTGAGCGTCCGGCCCGAGATGGTCCACCGGTCAGGATAGTCCGACATGCTCCCCGCTTCCGGGCTCATGTTCTTGGGGCTGATCGGGACGAGCTCAAGGGGCGGCCGATTCAGATCACCCAGGGCGATCAGGCCGCACTCCCCTGTGATGAGGTAGTTCTTCGCGAGGATGTCGAAGAAGAGCTCGGTCGAGTGCCAGGCGGAAGGGCGCTGGAGGAGGTCGAGGATCTTGTGTCGCCGGACGACGTGGCCGTCGACGAGGAGCGTAGGCGTGACGACGCTGAAGGCTTCGCTCACCCAATTGATCGGGATCGACACCGCGGTCGACCGCTCGAACAGGCTGAGCGCCGAGCTCGCGGACGCGGCCGACCCCTCGGCAAACATGAGGAACCGGCCGAGCTCGTCGGAGGTTCCGAGGGTGTAGGACTTCGTCTCGGCGGCGGAGCGCGCCGCGGTCTTGCGCCAGGGGGTCCAGATCATCCTAGATGAAACCTCGCCTTCGTGCGGCCGATCATGAGGTGGGTGAGCCCCCATACGAGGGCGTCGAGCCTGTTCGGGCTCGTCTTGACCTTGTCGAGGTCGGTCTCGGTGAGCTCCGATTCCAGATCGGGGAGGTCCTTCGTGTGGGAGATGTGACCCTGTTCGTAGAGCATCGACACCGGCTCGGCTCGCGCCTTCTTGCCGACCGACGCTCGAACCTTCACGACCCGGATGTAGG